CGGTCACTATACGCAAAACGTATACGAGGCCTGCAAGGCGCGACTGTATAAGCGCGTTTTTGCTATTAAAGGTAAGGGCGGCGACGGGATCCCCTTCGTTACGCCTCCGTCAAAGGTTCCAATACGAGATAGTAAAAAAGTCACGTGCTGGCTTTATACTCTCGGCGTAGACGCCGGAAAGGCTACGATCATGTCAAGTATTGAGGTACAGGAACCGGGCGCAAAGTTTTGCCATTTTCCACGCGGTGAATCATACGGCTATGACGCCTATTATTTTAACGGCCTACTTTCTGAAAAGCTCGAACTGACACAAACAAAGACGGGGAACCGCTGGGCGTGGGTAAAGATCCCCGGACACACTCGAAACGAAGCCCTTGACTGCCGAAACTATGCACTCGCGGGCTTTAAAATTATAGATCCTGACACTCTGGCGGTAGAGCAAAGGCTCAAAAATCTGCCCGAAAAGAACACGCTGAAGAAACCGGCAGCACAACCGCAAAGGCGAAAGCCGAGCGCGGCGCAGCTTTACGGCGACGAATGGTAAGGAGGTAAAAACGTGAAACGTTCAAAGGAAATAATCAAGAAAGAGATCGAGACAACGCAGAAACGCCTCGACCAATATCTCGCCCGCGAGCTTGAAATGCTCAGCCCGGACGGCGTGCAAATGTACAGTATAGGCTCCCGAAGTTTGCAGCACTACCAGCTCGCACTTGCGGACGTTCAGAAAATGATCGAATCACTCCGCAAAAGACTGCGAGAGCTGGAGGCGGAACTTGCAGGGCAGGCACCCCGCCGCGCGGTAGGTGTAATCCCCCGCGACTGGTAAGTAGGTGTATTTTATGGCATACAAGCACGGACTTTACTCCGAAATTACGGGCAGCCAAAAAAGCAAAAAAATTGCAAGCAACTTGCAGAAATCCGCCGAAGGGCGTAAAACCGTAGGAAAACTCGGTTCGGCGCTTCTCGGTAAAATGATTTTAGGAAAGGGGTCAAGCACATGAAAGATATGGAAGAGGTGTAGAACATGGCACGCAAAAGACTTAACGAAACGCTCGGATCCGTAAGCTTCGACAATATAGTCGGCAGTGGCACGGGCAAAGAATCTGTCGTAAAACTTGCAACAGGGCAGGGCGTACTCCAACGAGGGACGATCCTCGCCGCGAGAGAAGACGGTATGGTCAAAATCGGTGCAGACACAACCGGCAAGGCCAGCGCTGTACTTGCTGAAACTGTAGACACGGACGGCAAAGCCTCCGTTGTTGGTATCGCATACAAGGCCGGACATTTTAACGCAAACAAACTGATCGTAGCAGACGGCTACGAGCTTACAACAGAAGACAAGGAGTCTCTCCGTACTATGGGGATCCTTGTTTCCGGAGCCGCAAAGCCCTCCATTGGATTTTTTGAAAATGCAGCTTTAGGTAGGGCAAAGCTCGGCTCTATGATTTTAGGAGGGTAAAAGAATGGCATACGAAAGATTAAACTTAAAAAACGGGCAGACCATAAAAGAGGAACACTTTAAACATATAGAGGACGGTATCGAAAATGCGAGCGCCTTACCCGACTGGAATCAAAACGACAAGACAGCGGCTGATTACGTTAAGGGTAGAACGCACTATGATAACTCCCAAATAATTACAGAGACATCAAATAGTGGAGGGTTAGTTCCTGTTGGTTATGCGGGTTCAGACAGAAAAGTGCATTTTCATGAAAATTCTGTTATAGAAATCTATTACGATGACGGAAGGAAGTATATTTTTGATTCAAACAGTTATGTAGAAGGCGAAGATTTAATTGCGACAAGCCGTGATACTGGGGGTAGTATATATCTCACTAGAAATATGGATTCAAAAACGAGAAGGTGGAATATCTCGGTTAGTAATAGCTACGGAACACCGTCATATATGTGTTATAAACAAGTAGAAATCGTTCCTTTAGAGGAAAAATACATACCCGACACAATCGCTCGTGCTGTATTGATCTCACCCAATGGTGCTAAATTCAAAATTGTTGTTGGCGATAACGGTACGCTTTCGACCGAGGAAGTGACCGAATAAAATACCTTGAAAAGTATGCAAAGTGGTATATATCCGCGACTTTTAACCATTTTGTCGGCGTTAGCAATATGGTAAGGACATGAAAGTCCTTAGCAAATAAATATGAGTAAAAGCCGAACCTTCGGCTTTACTACGGCAGCAACGTGCAGGGGTACGCTCCTTTTCCTTTCACGGACTGCCGTTTTTTAATTCAATTAAGGAGGTGAGAAAAATCAGGTACGACAAGAAAACAGGGCTTTATCTCCCTAACGACGTAAGGCCACAAAATAAAGGCTACGGCGAAGCGGGCGCAAGCTGGAAGAAAAACGCATTAAAAGGCTTTAACGCTCCCAGTGGATCCCCTCGCGAGGACATAGACTTTAATAACTACACCCTGCGACAGCGCGCCCGTATGCTTTATATGGCCGCACCGATCGCCACCTCTGCTATTAAGACAAACCGCACAAATGTAGTAGGCGTGGGCTTGAAGTTGAAGAGCCGAATCGACCGCGAAGTTTTGGGGCTATCTCCTGAGCAAGCGGAAGCGTGGCAGAAAACGACCGAAAGGGAATTTTCTCTCTGGAGTGAAAACAAAAGAGCCTGCGACGCTACGGGAATGAATAACTTTTTCGGGCTCCAGCAGCTCGCGCTTATATCGTGGCTGCTATCCGGTGACTGTATCGGCGTTTTCAAACAGTACGAAGTTGACTGCCTGCACCCTTATGCACTGCGTATTCATCTGATTGAATCGGACAGAATTGCAACGCCGGGAGACTGCGGAGGCGGCGCCGTATTGAATACGACGACCGGAAAGAACCCGAAAACAAAGAACACGATATATGACGGCGTAGAGGTTGACAAAAACGGCATGGTAGTTGCTTATCATATCCGCAGTTCATACCCTTACGAGCTTAACGGCCCGGAAACAAAGTGGGCGCGCGTTCTCGCGTACCAGAAAGAGACCGGGCTTCCTAATGTAATTCACATTATGGACAGCGAGCGCCCGGATCAGTACCGAGGCGTCAGCTACTTAGCGCAAGTCATTGAACCGCTGCTCCAGCTCAGACGTTACACCGAGAGCGAACTAATGGCCGCAGTCGTTGAGTCATTCTTCACGGCTTTTGTAAAGACGGAAGCACCGACCGACGAAATGCCATTTAATCAGATTGAACCGGATCCACCCGGAGAACCTAAAGGGCCAAACGAGTACAGCATGGGCCCCGGTCAAATCAATATCATGGAACCGGGCGAGGACGTAGTTTTCGCAAATCCGACGCGACCCGCCGGAGGCTTCGACGCTTTTGTGACTGCTATCAGTACCCAGATAGGCGCAGCGACGGAAATCCCCGCCGATCTGCTGCTTAAAAAGTTCAATGCTTCATATTCTGCGAGCCGTGCGGCTCTCATGGAAGCGTGGAAAGGCTTCAAAATGCGCAGGGAATGGCTGGCTGACGACTTCTGCCGCCCCGTGTACGAGGTATGGCTCAGCGAAGCCGTGGCCCGTGGGCGAATCTATGCACCGGGCTTCTTTGACAATCCCGCTATACGCGCCGCTTATCTCGGCAGCGAATGGCTCGGCCCGTCTCAGGGACAGCTCGACCCGACAAAGGAAATCACGGCCGAAATACTGGCTTGCAGCGAGGGCTTCTCTACTCACGAACAGAGCACGATCAAACTCAACGGCGGACAGTGGGACGCAAACGTGGAACAGCTGCTGCGTGAAAATGAAAAACTCGGCGGATCCGAACCTGATCCTCACCAAACCGGAAGCTCCACCGGCGAGGAACCGCCCGAAGGTGACGAAGGCGGAGAGGATAACAACCCCCACAACCCGAAGACCGCCAGACAGCGCGGCGTTCAAGCTATGCGCAGTCTCGTGATCGAGGAGCAAATCAGACAGGCCGTAAAAGGAGGGCAAGCAAGTGAAAGGCTTTAACTTTTACATGGGCCCCGCAGCCCAGACAACAGCCACGGCTCCGAAGTTTTGGAACGTGGTTAGCCTCAACGACGACGAGGGCGAAATCACGCTCTATGGCGACGTCGTAAGCCGTCAGCCCGTTGACTGGTGGACGGGAGAGCCTGAGCCGGGGCTGTATATAACACCCGAAGGCTTCATGGAAGATCTTGCAACTGTAAAAAATAAGAGCAAGATAACCGTCAAACTCAACAGCGGCGGCGGCGACCTTTACACGGGTATAGCGATACACAACGCGCTGAAATCACTCAGCGGCGAAGTCAACGTAGTAGTTGACGGAATCGCGGCCAGCGCCGCAAGTGTAATCATGTGCGCAGGCGATACCGTGACAGTATTCCCTGGATCTCTCGTAATGATCCACGGCGTAAGCGTTATGCCGTGGGAATCCCTGAATATTCAGGACATGAAGCAACTTATCAAAGGCATGGAAGCCTGCGAGCGTGCCATTGCAGAGATCTACAACTCAAAGACGGGAATCGAAGTGGACACTCTCCGCAATATGATGACAAAGGAGACATGGTTCACGGGCCGCGAGGCAATCGAAAAGGGCTTCGCTAACGTTCTCAAAGAGGGCGAAGGTGATCCCGCACTCAGCATGAGCGCAGATAAAAAAGCGCTTTTCGTCAACGGAATAGGCCTCAATATATCGGCGTTCCGTAACGTGCCGGGATCTATCCCGGTAGCAGCACACGCTACTCCCCCCGTAAACACGGGAGTAAATACAACAACCGCGACAGCGGCAAATCCAGAAGGAGGTAACAATCCCATGACAATCGAAGAAATGAGAGAACAGCACCCCGAACTCGTGGCTCAGATTGAGAACGAAGCAAGGGAAGCTCAGGCAAACGCCAACGCTGAAGCTGTAAACGCTGAACGTCAGAGAATCGCGGACATTGACGCGATCGCTGCGTCTATTCCCGACCAGACTCTCGTCAATGAGGCGAAGTATGGCGAAAACCCCTGCACCGCTCAGGAACTCTGTTTTAGAGTAATGAAACAGAGCGCGGCGTCCGGTCAGAACTTCCTCGCAGCTTATGCGGCAGCGGGTCAGGCTTCCGGCGCAA